ATCTATAAGTTGGAAAACCTAAATCTGCATCATTATCAATAATAGTACCTGCATTATCAGTAGGTAAAATACCATTAGCGTGCATTCTTAAACCATTATGACCAGAACTTGTGCTATAAATATTTATATCTCCTGCTGTGTTTCCTATGTTTCCAACAGTCCCAACTGAAAACGCACTTGTTGAATTTGATTTTACATTTCCTGCAAAAGTTGCGTTTCCAGTTGTTTTGGCTATTGTTAAGTAATTAGCAACTCCATTTTCTCGTATAGTAAAATCTCCTGCTGATGGGTAACCTGAATAAATACCAAAACCATTTGCAGCATCTCCAGTTTGTCCACCCTGTAAAGTAAGAACAGAATAATTATCTCCACTTATTATATCAGTTACTGCAACACCTGTAGTTTTATTAACAGTTACATTACCTGCAAAAGTTGAGTTTTGTGATGAATCAATAGTTAAAGCTCTTGTATTTCCAGTTTTTATTGAAAACGAATGTGATGTTGATGTTCCTAAAGACATATCAGTAGTAGCATCATCGTAACTCCAATCTCCTGCTACTGCACCACCATTTCTTTGTGCTTTATAAATTATTGCACTTTGACCTGCTGAATATATACCATTAGCAGTTACATCTCCTGCAAAAGTTGCGTTCCCTGAACTGTCAATTGTTACTTTAGCTGAACCACCTGCAAATATTCTTACCCCTTGACCTGCTGATGTTCCTGCAATACCAGACGAAAAATCAGATGCACCATTAAAGAAAATACCTTTATTTTGAGCAGTAAAAATATCATTTGCTGTTGATACTATTCCACTTGCTGCAGCTACTGTAAATTTATCTGTATTTACTGCAAAGTCTCCTGTAACCGAAGCTCCTAGTGTAGTATCTAAAGAACCTGTAACTGTCAGAGCCGTTCCACTTTCTGAAACTATAGAGTCTCCTAGTGTGTTTGCAGTTGTCCAAACAGGAAGGTTTCCTATACTACCTTGTCCGTCTACTTGACTATGATCTAGTTTTGACCATCTGTTGTCAGCATCTGCTATAACCCAGTCTCCAATAGACCAGTCTGTAATTCCGTTTAAGTTTGTTGTTCCTGCGTAGTTTACTACATAGTATTGTCCTTGTTGAATAAAAGGACTTGCATCAATAGTATAAGCTTCACTGCTTAACATTATGTCTGCGTCTAGTGATAACTGCGTATTACTGTCTATAACCGTTACTAGAGCACTTTGACCGTCTACTTGGTTTATTACTTTGTCTCCTATTGAAACTGTAACATTAAAGTTTTGACTAGTGTCTATTAATTTATTTGCAGCTTGTCCTGTTGTCGTTCCTTGGTCGACTTCTCCTCCTCCACTTGTTAAAGTAGGTGTGTTAGTTGCAGCGTCCCAACTTCCTTTAAATATTAATCCATTAGAAATAGAACTAACTTGAGACTGTAATTTTCCGAAAGCCTGTAAGATAGTATCTGAAGCCTGGATATTTCCTGCAGATGGTGTAGGTAGTCCTGTTAATACTTTTGCTGTAACTGCTGAATTTAATAATGTTACTGAACCAGATACGTTTCCAGTACCGTCTACACTGCTTATAGTTCCTGTAGCTTCATTAGTTAAAGACAAATCTCTTGCTGTTTGCCACGCTGTGGCTGTATCTGCATTTCCTGTAAGGTCTCCAGTTACATTTCCTTGTAAATTTCTGTGTACTGTACTAGGTAAACTAAATGTAGTAGTTTGACCACTTACTGCAGTTGTTACTTGGTTTGTAGTTCCTTGTAAAGTAAGAGTTTGAGTGTTAAGATTTACGTCTCCAGTTCCTGTGTCTCCTGCTATGTCTAAGTCTGAAGCTGCGTCTAGTACATCTACGTAGGCAGTAGTAGCAACTTTAGTACTATTGTCTCCTGCTGTTTGAGTTATAGCTGTTGAATTGTCAGGAAGATCAACACCTGCAGAATCTAAAGAAACTGTTAAAGATTGACCTGAAGCACTTGTAGTTATTTCGTTACTTGTTCCTTCTATTGATAAAACTTGAGTATTTAAATTAACAGCACTATTATTAGTTCCGTCTGAAAAGTCAAGATCACTAGCAGCATCTAAAGTGTCTACATAAGCTGTTGTAGCTACCTTAGTTGAATTATCTCCTGCAGTCTGAGTAGTAGCTGTAGTAGCTGTGTTTATAGTTCCGTTAAGGTCTCCTGAGAAAGTCGCACCTGTATAAGTTCCGCTAATTGTAACATCGTCTGGTAATCCTATTGTTAAAGTAAATCCAGTAGAACTAGTTACTATTTCGTTTGTCGTTCCTAGTACATTAAAACTTTGTGAGTCTAAGTCTACAGCTCCAGGAGTTCCATTGTCTCCTACAAAATCTAAGTCTTGAGTAGTTACGTGAGTGTCTACATAATCTTTTACTGCAGCCGAAGTAGGTAGGGAAGTGTCATTATCGTTATTAGATATGCCGTCTGCCTCATTAACAAGTTTATTGATAGTCACAGCATAAGCAGTTGCTTTAAAGTTAGAAAACTCTAACGTACCTGTTGACTTGAGGTCTCCGCCTGTGTTTAGAAATACACCTGAATTATTCCCTAACCCATCCGACAGTTCTTTTAAAGCTCCAGTTAATACATCGTTATCTGCAGTTTTAATTAAACTTTTATATGTTAAACTTATTTTATTTCCTGTTAATGTACTCATTTCTTTAATTTTTTTAGATAAACTATTAACTTTTTAAAGTTCTTATTTTTTATTTTATATTGTTTTTTTATAACACCCATCCTACCCAATTTGCTTCAGTATCTGGATACATATCAGAATTACTATTAGAGTAATACTCAGGAAACTTTGACGAAGCGTTATAATTCATATAGTCTATAAATCTTCTAGTATAGAAATCCGCAAAGTCTCTATATTTTTGTACTAGAAAATCTATTTCTTCTTTTGTAGGTAGTTCTGCACTTTCTGATCTGTGACGCATAGTTCCCCCCTGCTTAGTAGCATAATTTCCAAACGGAAGAAAATCTACCATAGCAAACATAATTAACATAGGCTGTATATATTCATTCACTAAATAATAATAATCAGGATGGTCTGCTTCAGTTAGCGTTCCATTAGTTATTAATGTAGAAATTTTATTATATAATTCAGTACCTAGATAGTTCTGAATGTGCATCTGTTGAGCTATCTTAATAAAAGGCAATAGTTTGTCAGTATCTACCGAACCGTCAATTATCGAGTTTCTTACTAAGTCTGTTCTGGATATAAATAATGCTGTAGCCATTTCTTTTTATTTTCTATAATTAGGGTCTAAACTCCACCAGTCATTTTTAGGCTGTGCAACTTGAGCAACTTCAGGAACATTAGTTTCTATCTCTGCTTCTTTTTTTAGACTTGGGTCTAGTGCTGCAATTTTACGTCTAGCTTCTGTGACTGTTATTCTTTTATTGTTTTTCTTTAAATATGTTCTACGTTCCCAGTAATGCTGACAATTCACTCCACCTTTGTAAAGCCATAGATTATATGTGTTTGAACCTTTAGGAGCTAATTCAGAATTATCAGAACTTTCTTTATTTAAATCCTCCATACGGTAAACCTTTTTAGCTGACCACATTTTACGACAAAATTCTCTTTGTGGATTATTACTACCGTAGTATCTGTATCTTACTTTTATAATGCTAGTATCCTGAGAACTTTTTTTGTTAGGTGTACTAGTAGGAACTGAAGCTAGTTCTGTAGCAAAGTTTAAAGACTCGTTTAATATTTCGTCATATTCATTAGCAGGTCTACTGTCTATTAAATCATAGCCTTTCATTTCTTCATCTTCTCCTTTGTCCTGTAACTCTTCTAAAATAGCTTTTGTTAAGTTTTCTGTAATATTTAACGGAACACAGTTAGGAACTTCTTTACCATCTTTAATTTTAGTGCCTATTTGTTCGTACCCATCCCAACAAGGAGCTTTAAGGTCAGTATGTGTTTGACAAGGCATATACCAAGTCTTACCGTCTTCTTCGTGTTCGTGATAGCCCATACATCCCATCTCATTAGCTTTGTTTTCAGCTTCTTCTATAGTTTCATATACTTGTTTTCCGTCTATCTTTTTAAAACTAAATTTTTGACCTGTCTCTTCTTCTATTTGTTCCTGATTAGTAGCATTAGACAAATCGTTAAATTCTAAAGGTTGTAGAGTTTTAAAGTATAAATTAAGCACTACATCGTTATAAGCTAGTATTTCATCGAAAGCATTTAATAACATCTGCTGAAAAGGTCTAATAACTGTATTGTCCATAAGCGTTGAAGCTGTAACAATTTCGTCAGCATTATTTCCGAATCCTGTCATATCCTTAATTCCAAATAAAATTGGACTAGTAACCCTGTGAGCTACCATTATTTTTTTCATTGACTCAGTAGATAAAAATTCATATTGCTGTGGAGCATCACTTAACTGTACTGTCTCCATAGTTGCAGCAGAATCTGCAGAATCGTTAAAAGCTAGTATAAATCTTCCTGCATTACTAGTACCCTGGTATTTTGCAGCTATCTTTTGTTCTATAATATTTCTTTCTTCTTCTGTAGGAGTTCCGTTGTTAAAATTAAGAAGCATACTAGGAGCTAATCCGTTCATTATATTGTTTAAATGATAGTTAGCTATTTCTTCTTCTAGTTCACAGTATTGAATCCCTCCTTGATAGTCTACAGGACTATAGTATTTAAATCCTGCTCTATAAGGTTTTATGTATAGTACTTCTATTTCTTGTTTAGACGTTCCAAACACAGGTAGACGTTCTAGATAGTCTCCTTGTTTATACTCTGACCAGTCATAATAATAATAATAAGCAGGTATCTCCCCCTCTTCGTTACATTTTTCTGCTCTTAAAGTTTCTACTGGTAAGTGTTCTACTTGGGCTATTCTAGAATGGTCTTGACTGTATATAACCTGCATAGCACACTGACCCATTAATTTTAAATCACTAGCTAATTTTTGCTGCATACTTTCTGAAATCAAAGACTTCATTTGTGCATACTCTTCTGGTTTTTGACTAGAGTCTGTAGCATCTAAAAACTTTCCTACTATCATAGCAGAAATTCCGTTTATAATAGCATTGTTTGTAGCTGACCCATTATAACGATCAATAAGGAATTGAAAATAATCATTATCTGCTCCGTAACCTATCCAGTCCTGATTAGATACTTCTTTTATCTCAGGTGTGGTGTATGTGCTTAATTGTAAAAATTTATAATCCATTTTAGTATATTATATAATCGTTATTTCCTGAAGTGTTAATTGTATATTGTCCTAAATTCATATCATAATAATTATTAGTAGCCTGATCTATAGTTTGGTCTGTACAGAAAATTTTATCTCTAAATATTACAGTACCACTTACATTAGAAATTTTAATGTCATAAAACCTAGATTCTACTAAATTTAAGTTTAGCGTAATATACATCAAATCATTTGTTATAACAATTCCTGCTTCATCTTCCCAGTCATAATTAGCCAACTGCCATTGTAAAGTATTAGTGTTCCACTCTGAACCTGTTGTAAAAACACAAATCTCTTCATTAGTACTTTCGTCCCTTATACAAATTTGAGCATCCGTTACATATTCTCTAGGAATTATCTCAAATGTTTGCTCCGCAGTTGTAGTAGTTAAAACTATCATTTCTTACTTTATAGTATAACGTACTTTTTATTTATTTTGCATTCCAAATGTATTTAAAAAGAAATAGGGGAATCTCTCCCCCTATAATCTTATCAAACACACAAAATCCTATTACGATGGGTCAATAGAAGAACCTATTGTAATTGCACTAATAACAGCAGAAGCACAGAAAAACGCAGGAAGCGTCTCTTGGGCTGTGAATGTCATATTAAAACCTGTAAAATCTGCTAAAGCAGTTCCAGTTCCGATAGTACCTGCAGAAGTATCCGCACCGTTGTAAGCTCCTACTAAGAAATAGTTTCCGTTAAAGTCTTGTACGAATACGTGAGGATTTCCTTTAGCTACATCTTGTAACTCAGCTTGAGTTTCCTTGTCCAGTTTTTGTAATTGTACTGTAACATTTTGGTCATAATAAATAGTTCCATTTTCTGCAGATGCAGTAATAGTTTGCTCTAGTCCACTTGAACCAGGTTTTACTAAATATTCATAACCTGAAGGAGTAGAACCAATAGCAGTAACCTCAGCTCCTGTTATTGAAAGTGCTCCTAGTAATCCATAGTCTACTAATATGATAGATTTTATTCCCCCTACTCCTTTAGTACAAGGAAGGTTTCTACCTGTAGATAATATTGAACAGCTCATATATTTATATTTTTTATAAAAAAAAGGGTAAGTAGGTTGTCCCCACCTACCCTAAATTTTGGTTAATTTAATTTATTAAGAATAAACTACGATGTCAGAAGAAATACCATAGTTTACAGAACCTGAGAATCTTGCGATAACTCTTGCGTTTTGCGAACCGTCTAAGTCTCCCATATCTAGAAGTTTAACCTCATTCATATTTGAAACTAAAGATGTTCCAAAAAAGATATTTGATCTTTCTGCAGCAAACATAGTGTTGTTAGCCATACCTGGAGCAACAAACACTTTTACTCCGTCAAAAGATAAAGAACCATTGTTCCACCACTGCGTACCCATATTGTTTACACCGTTAGCTCCTAGTCCATTTGCTCCGAATCCTCCTAATTGTCTTACGTAAGCTCTTGCTACGTTTTGAGATACATATAAGTATAAGTCCTCTTTTCCGTATAAAGCAGAAGGAATTTCATCTACAACTTTTCCCATTTCAGCAATTACATTTGCAGCATCAACACCACCTACAACAGCAGTAATTTTTTGAGCAGCAGGAATAGTAGCGTCAGCAGCAGCTAAAGTTACTAGTCCGTCATATTCTCCTGCATTAGCATTAGCTCCAGACCAGATAGTTTGTTCTGTTTTTTGAGCAATTTCTGCAGCAACGTGAGCTAAGATAAAGTCAGCAAACGAAGGAGGTAGGTTTTTGAACCCACTGAATCCCATACTTTGAGCTTCCCAGTCAGATAAAAAGTCTTGCTTACATAATTGTAAGTTAACTTGTAGGTTAGTTGGTTCTAATAATCTTTCTGTCAAATCTATAGTAGACGTTGGAGAAAAATCACACGTAGCATCGACAACTAAGTTGTTAGTAGATACTTTTTTAATAACTTCTTTATAGTTAATATTTGGTTTTACAGAGATACCGCCATCTTCAATAGTACTAGCAGATAAAAGAGCAGCCGCAATATATTGATTTGCGAACTCTCCTGCATAAGTAGTAGTAATGTTAGTAGTAGTAGCTAAATTTACATTTCTTTTCATTTTATTATTTTTTATTGATATTATTTAATTTAGACAGAACTCTATCCATTGTTGTTTGAGGTCTGTTTTGTCCATACGTAAACCCTTCATTTTGTTGTTTAGAGGGTGCGTGAGCTAAAGGTTTTCTAGCAGGAGTTTTAGACATTTTTTCTTTTACTTTGTCTACTTCGCCATATTTCTTTTTAAGCTCTTCAATTTCTTCTTTTACTTCTTCGATAATAGGGCTAACAACTTCTACAACTGCAGCAACTATATCTCCAATTTCGTCTATTACTTCTTCAGGAGCTTCTACGATAATTTCTTCTTCTTCTAAGTCTTCTTTAACATCTTCTTTTTCGTCTTTGATTCCGTCTTTGTAACCTTCTTCTTCAGCTTCGTCTATTGACTCTAATCTTAGTTCGTCAATTAAGCCTTCTTCTTTTACTATTAGCATTCTACCGTCTTCTATTAAGTACTCTCCTTCTGGTAAAGGAACTCTTGAGTCCTCAGTGACAATAAAAACGCTTTCTCCCTTATCGTAGCTATCGGCAAATATTCTAGTACCGTTGTCCAGGATAAGTTCTTCTAGTTCAACTTGAACTCCTAGGAGTGTGTTGATCTTTTTTAACATTTCACTTGCTTTCATTATTTATTATTTATTTATTAATGTTTATTATTAATTCCAGAAATTTGGCATTCCTGTATAGTCCGTAACTTCTCTATATTTAGATTTTGCTTCGTCTGATAAACTCTGAGCATTATCTACTCTTTGTTTTAAATTGTCATAATCATAGTATACTTCACTAGGTGGAATACCTAACTCGTCTGCAGCTATTTCTAATTTATTTAAACTAGCTTTTAATATTTCTGCAGACTCTTCTAAATATCTTACACTACCATTTACTACATAGTTATCTAGATCGTATTTCATTCTAAAATCATCGTAAGCATCTATTACTTCGTCTCCGTACTCGTAAGCTAAGTAACTAGCGTCTGACTCTGCTTCCTCAAAACTATCTACTTCATTTTCTATGTCATCTACTAAGGATAAGTCTATTTTTCTTTTTGTGCTTAATACTGCGAAAACTTTATTGTCTTCTGAGTATAATTTGTTAAGTATGTTTTTTAATGCTTTCATTTATTTATACTGATTTTGATTCGTCTCTAAATTCTTGTTTTTGTCTTTCGAACTCATCTGCATAAACTAACCCTGTAGTTATAGCGTCTTTATGCTCGTAATAAGCAGGATAAACTTGAGTTACGTCTATACCTAACTCATCTGCAGCTTCTTTAATTTTATCTAAAACAGCTTGGTCAGTATTAAAATCTTCTTCAGTTAATAAAGGCTCTCCTCTTTGA